AAGCGAACTACTACGCCTTCAAAATCGACGACATTGAAGCTGCTCACTCGCATGTGAACTTCATGCAGATGGCTTCGGACCGTGCTGCTTATCGTCTGCGCGACAACTACGACCAAGACGTGTTGGCGTATCTGTCGGGCTATCAGCAGTCTGCCAAGCACACCGCTGGCGACACTGCTCGTACCACTGCTCCCGGCACTAAAGCTATCGCCACTGCTGGTGCTGACGAACTGTTGTCCACCATGAAGCTGAGCCGTCCTAGCTTCAGCAACCTGACCACCGCTGGTTCTGCTGGTGACTCCATCCCTCTCGCTCCACGTTTCCCCGGTGCTACTGGCGCTTCCACTACCACTGTGTCTCCCCTGACCGTGATTGCCCGTATGGGTCGTCTGTTGGATCAGCAGTTCGTTGACACTCAAGGTCGCTGGTTGGTCGTTGACCCCGTGTTCGTTGAGATGTTGAAGGACGAAGACAGCCGTCTGTTGAATGGTGACTTCGGTGGTTCCGGTCTGCAAAACGGCCTGATCCTGAACAACCTGCACGGTTTCCGTATCTATGTGTCGAACAACACACCTAAGATCGGTACTGGCCCCGGCACTTCTGGCACTTCTGCTCAGTCTAGCAACTTCGGCGTGATCATCGCTGGTCATGACTCTGCTGTGGCAACTGCTCAACAGTTGACAAAGACTGAGACATATCGTGACCCCGACAGCTTCGCTGACATCGTTCGCGGTATGCACCTGTATGGTCGCAAAATCTTGCGTCCTGAAGGCATCGTGACTGCAAAGTACAACGTAGCCTGATGAAACAGGGGAGGCTCAAAAGGCTTCCCCGTTTCTGTATCAAACTCTTAAAGGAAATTTAAAATGGCTCTCTCTCAAACCGTTGCTAAGCTGGCCCGTGTGGTCGAAGCTACTGTGACTCTCCCTACCACTTCTGGTACTGTTGCCGCTGTGTCGCTGCCTGCTGGCTGCGTTGTGTTGGCTGCTGGTGTTGTCACCACTCAAGCCATCGCTGGTTCCACTGGTTATGTCATCGACTTGAGCATCGGCTCTGCTGATGTGCAGTCTGCTTTGGACATCCAAGCCGCCACTGTTGGCACCATCACTGTGGAAGCTGCTGTGCCAGTTGCCACTGCTGTTGCTGACACTCTGGATGTGGTTGCTACCGTCACTGGTACTGCCACTGCTGGTGCTGTGCGTGTGTGGGCTTTGGTGTTGGATATGGCTACCATCCCCGGTCCTGCTGAAGTTGACCGCGACCAACTGGCCTAATCTTTTAGGCTGACCTAAGAGGGAGGGTCTTCCACGAGGCTCTCCCTTTTGTTGTTTATAACTAGGAAACATTATGGCTATCACCTCCGCACTCTGCACCAGCTTCAAGAAAGAATTGTTGGAGCGTAAGCACGACTTCAATACCACCAGTGGTCACACTTTCAAGATTGCTTTGTATACATCGGCTGCATCGCTCGACGCAGCCACCACAGACTACACCACTTCCAACGAAGTTGTTGGTACAGGCTACACAGCAGGTGGTATTGCACTGACCAACATTGACCCCACCACCAGTGGCACCACAGCCTTCATCGACTTCGCTGATGCTACATGGCCCAATGCCACCATCACAGCCGCTGGCGCTTTGATTTACAATACCACCACTGACGGTGGTACAGGCACCACTGACGCTGTTGCTGTCATCTCTTTCGGTGGTGACAAGACATCGACCAACGGTGACTTTGTTGTGCAATTCCCCGCAGCAGACGCTTCCAACGCCATCATCCGTATCGCTTAAACGATGGCAACAACTGTACGCTCTGGCGCTATATACGGCATAGGCACCTATGGTGTTGCCCGTTATGGTGTTAGCAATGTAGCCTATACACCTGATGGTGTAGCTGGTGTTGCTACGTCAGACAGCGGTGTTGTCATTGAAGCTGATGCCAATCACGTTGTTGTCAGCTTAGTTAGTCCTGCCATTGTAGGTAGCGTAGGTGTTGTTGGTGTAGCTGTCACAAGCATCACAGGTGTTGAAGCTTCTGCTGTGTTGAATGACAATGTGTCGTTCAGCTTAGGTTGTACAACTCTGGTTGATGGTGTTGCTGCTACAGGTGTTGTCGGTACAACAACAGTTGTTGCCAAAGCGACAACACTTCTTTCCGGTGTCAGTGCTACAGGTTTCGTTGACTCGCTCACCATAGCTGCTGATGCCAACACAGACATTACAGGTGTTGAAGTTTCTTCTTCCATTGGTAATGTCGATGTTCGATCAATCAACCGCATCCCTGTAGACGGTTTAGCTGCCACAGGCGCTGTTGGCTCTTTAGTTGTTGTCGCAAACGCCAACACGTTGTTGACTGGTGTGGCTGCACAGGCTCTGTTGGGTAGTGTAGTTGTTGCAGCTAGTAACGTCTACGACTTGATTGGTGTAGCTGCAACGTCTGCATTAGGTAGTGTTGCCATTGCAGAGAATGCTCGACCAACATTTGATGGAGTCTTTGCTGTTGGTGGTGTTGGTTCTGTTGTTATAACTACTGTCGTCTTTGACTACAACGCCATTGCTGCTTTATACGACAGGCGTAGAACGGTGTATGTTGATAAGCGTAGTAGCAGCAGCGACAGGACAGTGGCTGTAGCAGCGCAAGACAGAACGGTGTATGTCGATAGAGTGTCTACACCATCGACACGTTTTATACATGTGTCGAGCGAAGACAGAAAAGTGTACACGTATAGAAAGCCTAGCTCGTCTGACCGATCAGCAATGGTAGCTTAAACAGGAATAGAGGACGTATATGTCGTTTAAATGGCCTTCAAAGGACAAAGATGAAACACTAGACTACAGCATTGACTGGTCTAGGTTTCTTAATGGTGCGACGATTAGTTCCATCACTTGGTATGTTGACGATGCTGACGGTGTTGCTACAGCAATTACAGCAGGCTCTACAGTCAACGGTATACAGAACGTTGCACAAACCATTAGCGGTGTTGTAGCCACTATCAATCTTGGCTTAGGTACTAACAACTACGACTACAAGTTTACATGCCGTATGGCTGACAGCACAGGCAGTGTAGCCGAACGTGTTGTGCGTTTGAAGATAAAGGAACAATGATATGGCATACGACTACATTGGGTTGGTCAATGATGTGAACAAACGACTTAACGAAGTTGAACTCACTTCTACAAACTTCGACACTGCCACTGGTTTCTATTCGCAGATCAAAGACTCTGTTAATTCTGCAATGCGTGATGTGTACGATGCTGGTCAAGACTGGCCCTTCAACCACGTCATTGCTGAAGATGTGTTGTCGGTTGGTATCACTCGTTATGCTTTCCCTTCGGATGCTTCCACCATTGACTTTGACACTTTCCGAATCAAAGCTGATAGCACACTTGGTAATGATACAGTTAAGCTGTCCGTTATGCAGTATGAAGACTACCTTGAAAAAGCTGTAGATCAAGAATACTCTGATGACACATCAAAGCTGACATTGCCTAAGAACATTGTTCATGCTCCTAGCTTGGAGTGGTTGGTTGTGCCAGCCCCTGACCAAGCCTATGAAGTGGTGTATGAATACTATCGAGTTCCTGTAGACTTGCAAAGCACCACAGACGTTCCTGCTGTTCCTGAGCGGTTCAGGCATGTCATCATTGACGGGGCTATGTATCACGCTTACATGTTTCGTAGCAATGAACAAGCTGCCACCTTAGCTAAGGGTAAGTTTGAAGAAGGCATCAAGCGTATGCGTACTATGCTGGTCAATCGTGTTAGCTACATGCGCTCCACTGCCATCAACCAAACTTCGTTCTCTACATTCGGTGAAAGGGTTAAGTGATGGCTGACGGATGGCAGACATATCCTTTTGAGTTTCGTGGAGGACTGGTGTCAAACCTGTCACCTCTACAACACGGCACGCAAGCACCCGGTAGCGCTCGACTGCTGAAGAACTTTGAGCCTTCAGTGGATGGTGGTTATCGCCGCATCGAAGGCTTTGATAAATACTCAAGCTCTTTCGTTCCAGCTTACGGTGAACCATTGATTCAAGGTAGTGGTCAAACAGGAACAACATTGCTTGTCTCCAACTTGTTTGCTGCTCCTGTAGTTGGTGACACATTCACCATTGCAGGCGTCACAGGCACCTACACCATCGCCACTGCTGGTGTTAGCTACAACAGTACATACAAGCAAGCAACACTGACGCTGACAACCTCATTAGTGTCTAGTCCTGCCGACAAAGCAGCCATCACCTTCACCAGCCACACAGGACTCATCAAGGGTGTTGTCGCTTGGAACGACACTGTGTTGGCCTACCGCAACGGTGACATCTATTCCACCACTGGCTCAGGCTACACCAAAATCAATAAGCCTTCTTACGGTACGGTGTTGGTCAATGGTGGTGCTCAGACAGGAACAACATTGGCTGTTGACGGCCTGACTAGCGTTCCACAGATTGGTGACACCTTTGTTGTTGCCGGTATTGAGAAAGTGTATACAGTGTTGGCTGTACCTACCGTTACATCCACTGCTGCCACGATTAGTATCTATCCAGCTTTAGCTTCTAGTCCAGCCAATAACGCTGCCATCACTTGGAAGTCTGTTAGTCGTGCTAATGGTCTTAAGCTTCGTGTAGCGAAATATCGCATTGCTGGTGTAGACAAAGTGATGGGTGTTGATGGTTACAACTTCCCTTTCACATGGAATGGTACAGCCTTCACCATGTTGTCGTCTGCTCCGTCTGATGTGGTTGGTGCTGAGTTTGTTGTCTATCACAAGAATCAAATGTTCTTCGCTAAAGGTGAAACATTGGTATTCACTGCGCCATATACCGACTCAGACTTCTCTGCTGCCAATGGTTCAGGTGTCATCAATGTTGGTGGAGCCATCACAGCACTCATTGTGTTCCGTGAAAGCCTCATCATCTTCACTGACAAAACTATCAATCAGTTGACAGGTAACACTTTGCAAGACTTTGTGTTGCAGCCAATCACACGTAATGTAGGCTGTGTTGCTGCTGACACTGCTGAGGAAATTGGTGGCGATGTCATCTTCCTCGGTCCTGAAGGATTGCGTCTGCTTAGCGCTACAGACCGTGTTGGCGACTTCAACTTGGGTGTGGTGTCTAAGCCTATTCAGGAAGAGATGACAAGCCTCATTGCGTCTAGCTCATCCTTCGCAAGCTGTGTCATTAAGCAGAAGAGTCAATACCGTCTGTTGGGGTATAACAGCAGCGTGTCTACATCAAGCTCTAAAGGCATCATCGGTACACAAACTGTTGGCAATGATACAGGCACTATGGCGTGGGCTGAGACAGTTGGCATCAAAGCCTATGTCTGTGACAGCGACTATGTCAATCAGACAGAGACGTTGGTGTTTGCTCACAGTGATGGCTTTGTCTATCAGATGGAGAGTGGTAATAGCTTTGACGGCGCTAACATCATTGCTTCATTTGCTACACCTTTTGTTTACATCAACGATCCTCGTGTGCGTAAGACGTTTTACAAAATGGTGCTCTATACAGACCCACAAGGCGGTGTCACCACCTCTGTCAACTTGAAGCTTGACTTCGACAACGCAGGGTCTATTCAGCCTGCCACCATCAACTTGTCCAACGAGACAGGCACTGTAGGTTTCTATGGTAACAGTGGTGCTAAGTATGGCACTACAGTTTATGGTACTAAGTTGTTGAAGCAGTTTGAAACACAACTGATTGGTTCAGGCTTTAGTGTTTCGATTCAGTTTGTTTCTGACGGTCAGAACCCACCGTTCTCTCTTGATGCTGCAACGATTGAATATAGTACACACGATAGACGCTAATGCGTTATAACTAACTAGCTAAGGAAAACATATGACAGGCTACGTACGTACAGACACGACCAACAACATTGCTGACGGGAATATTATTTCTGCCACCGACCTCGACAATGAGTTCGACGGTATTCAGGCAGCATTCAATAGCTCCACTGGTCACAACCATGACGGCACCACTGGTGAAGGCGCTCCCATTCTTGTGTTGGGTCCGACACAGGACGTGGTGATTGGTGCTTCTGCTGTCACTCCAAAGACCACCAACACTGTTGACATTGGCTCTAGCTCGTTGAAGTTTAAAGACCTGTGGTTGGCTGGCAATGCTTCGATTGGTGGCACTCTTGGCGTTACAGGCGTTGCCACTTTGGGTGCTGGCGCTATATTAAACACGCCCGCCTCTGTGACACTTACCAATGCAACAGGCTTGCCAATTGCAACTGGCGTATCTGGCTTGGGTACTGGCGTGGCTACTGCCTTGGCTGTCAACGTAGGCACTGCTGGCGCTCCTGTTGTGAATGGTGGAGCTTTAGGTACTCCTTCGTCTGGCACTCTTACTAGTGCTACTGGACTTCCAATTTCTACTGGTGTATCTGGATTAGGTACGGGCGTTGCAACATTTCTTGGCACACCTAGTTCTGCAAACTTGGCTGCGGCCTTGACTGATGAAACCGGTACAGGTGTCAATGTGTTTGCCACAGGCCCATCGTTAAGCGGCGTAGTCTTAAATGATGGCTACACTGAAGAAGTGTTTGCTGTTACAGGTACAACACCAGCTTTGTCTCCTACCAATGGCTCAATTCAGACATGGACACTGACAGCAGCTTCAACACCCACCGCCGGCACTTGGGCCGCT